GGCGCTGGCGGTCAAATCCCGCCGCGATATTTGCGCGGAAATGGGTTTGGATTTTGAAGATGTTATTACCCAAATCGAACAGGAAAACCAGATGTTGGCAGGAAAAGGAATCATTGCCGACGTAAAACCGGCCGCATCGGCGGCAGAACCGGAATCGGAGGATAACCCGAATGAAGAAAATGAAGCCTGATAAGGCGCAAATGCAGCAAATGAGCCGCTTTGCCGTATTTCAGCGCGAAAGCGTTGATGTTGAAAAACGGACGGTCGAAGTAGCGTTTTCCAGCGAAGAGCCGGTAGAACGCTGGTACGGCGAAGAAGTATTAAGTCATGCGGCGGGTGCCGTTGACTTAAGCCGTCTGAACGACGGTGGCGCGGTGCTGTTCAATCATGGCTGGAGCGACCAAATCGGCGTCATCGAACGTGCTTGGATTGATGCCGACAAGCGCGGCCGTGCTTTGGTACGTTTTGGCAACGGTGCGAAAGCGGCGGAAAAATTCCAAGACGTGCAAGACGGCATCCTACGCCATATCAGCGTCGGCTACAGCGTGGAAGACATGGTATTGGACAATCCCGATGCAGACGATGAGGACTACCGTTACATCGTTACTCGCTGGATGCCGTATGAAATCAGTTTTGTAACCGTTCCTGCAGACCCGACAGTAGGTGTCGGCAGGTCGGTGGAGCCATTTATTGAAAACCCTGTAAACCCAACCCCTGAAAAAGGAAATCGAAACATGGATAAAAATCAAACGCCCACTACGGTGGAAACTCCCGCTGCTGCAATCCCTGCCGCCGCAGCAACCGATACCAACAACACCGCCGAACGCGGTATGCAGAACGAACGCGCGCGCGTTTCCGAACTGCTGGCCATTGGTCGCAGTTATGCCGCCCACGGCGGTATCGAAGCAGCCGAAAAGGTTATTAAAGAGGGCGGCAGTGAAGCCCAATTACGCGCCGCCATCATGGCAAACATGCAGACGAAGCCGATCGTTACCGCCGGTGAAATCGGCATGACTGATAAAGAACAGCGTGAATTTTCCCTTCTGCGCGCCATGTCTGCCGCCGCAACCGGCAAATGGGACAAAGCTGGCTTGGAACGCGAAGTGTCGGAAGAGTTGGAAAAACGACATGGTCGCGCAGCGGCAGGCTTCTTTGTGCCGACTGATTTGATTGCCCGCGCTTACAGCAAAGGCAATGCGACAAACGGCGGCAACGTCATCGAAAACGACTTCCGCGAAGACTTGTTCATCGAACTGCTGCGCAGCCGACTTGCCGTTGCCCAGTTGGGCGCCACCGTACTGGACGGCTTGGTCGGCGACATCACCATTCCGAAACACCTGACCGGAAACACCGTTCAATGGGTGGATGAAAACGGCAGTGCGACCGAATCGAACGCCACTTTCGGACAAATGAGCCTGAAACCGAAAACCGTTACCGCCAATACCGAATTGAGCCGCAAATTCATTTTGCAATCCTCGCTGTCTGCCGAACAGTTCGCACGCAGCGAATTGTTGAAAGCCATGATGCTGGGTATCGATTTAGCGGCCATCAACGGCAAAGGTACCGGCAACGAACCGACCGGCATCCTGAACACTGCCGGCATCGGCGCGGTGGAAATCGGTGCGAACGGCGGTGCGCCCGAATGGAAGCATATCGTCGCTTTGGAAAGTGCCATTGCCGCCGCCAATGCCGACATCGGCGATTTGGCCTACATCACCAATGCCCGCGTGCGCGGTTTGCTGAAAACCAAGCTGAAGGCCGACGGCGTGTCCGGCTACATCTGGCAGGACGGCGCAACGCCGTTGAACGGCTACCGTTGCGCGGTATCAAACCAAATTCCGTCCAACCTGACCAAAGGCACGGCGGCCAACAAATGCAGCCCGCTGATTTTTGGTAACTGGTCTGATCTGATGATTGCACACTGGGGCGTTTTGGATGTGATTGTTGATCCGTACACCAAGTCTACTGCGGGCGCGGTACGCATCACCACGTTGCAAGATGTGGATATTGCCGTCCGTCATGTCGAATCCTTTGCCGCCATTAAAGACATCGTGGCTGCTTGATTGTGAAACCCAAGGTCGTCTGCATTTCAGACGACCTTATTGATTGAGGTATTAAAAATGGCAAAAATCAAAATTATCCCGACCCGTAGTTTTTTCGATGGTGAACAGACGTTTGCCACAGGGAAAAAATATTCGGTGGACGAATCTGCGGCGGCTGTCTATATCCGCGAAGGTTGGGCGGTAGAAGCGCCTGCCAAAGAGGCCGAATCCCCTGTTGCCGATGGCGGCGAAGCTGAAGATAGCGGTAACGCATCCGGTGAGGGCGGCGAGGACGGCAGTGTTTAACGAGCCGCTGAACGTGTTTACCAATCCTGCAGATTTCGGTGAAACCGTGATGATTGACGGTAAAGAGGTAAACGCGATATTTGACCGTGAATTTATGACGGATAGCGGGTTTGGTGTTGCCGTTGCCAATGCCGACCCGCAAATCATCGTTACTGAAGACGACCTGCCGGAAGACGTGAAGTCGGTGGTTGTTACCGTGCGCGGCAAACGTTATGCGGTGGCGGAAACCGATTTTGACGGTTGCGGAATGGTTGTTGTGCAATTGAGGGCGATACATGACAAGCCGACTTACTGAAATCCGCAATGCGGCGACAGATGTGCTGAAAACGAAATTCCAGCGCGTGTATTCCGGGCGTGGTTTCGCGCCTGCGCAATCGCAGTTGCCGTGTGTTGTGGTGTACGTTGACAGTCGCCGAACCGAACAGGAAACGTTTGATTTTCCGCCTACCTACCGGCATACGGTACGGCTGGTTACGTTGGTTTGCGTGCAGGCTGCTTCCGGTGCGGACGAACTGGCGGAAGAGATGCTGTCTTTGATTGGGCAGTTGTTTGCCGAACATTCCGATTTGGGTGTTGGTGATTTGGAAAATCTGGTGCCTGATTTGCTGAATATCGATTCCGACGAAAGCGGCGAGGCCGTTACCGTCTATTATCAGCAAGGATGGCAGGCAATTTATTTTGATATGGCAGTCTGATTTCAGATTGCCTTTAATTTGGAGTTAAAGTATGGCAGTGAAATTACCGAACGGTGCGACCGTTCACATTGCGACCGCTTTGGCGGCGGAGAAAAAAGCTACGGTGGCAACTAATGCTGCCGAATGCGTCCTGACGGTAGCAGGACACGGGTTTGCCAACGGCGATTTGGTTTTGTTTAAAAGCGGCTGGGGAAAGTTGAATGAACGCGTTTTCCAGATTGGCGATGTCAAAACCGATACATTCAAGCTGATCGGCATTGATACTTCCAATGCAGATGAGTTTCCGGCAGGCAGTGGTATTGGTGCTGTTCAGAAAATTACCGATTGGGTGCAAGTTTCGCAAATTGTAGAATTTTCGACCAGTGGCGGCGAGCAGCAATATGTAGATTTTGGTTTTTTGGAGGATGATTTTGACCAGCAAATCCCGTCCACGAAATCAGCTATGTCAATGTCGATTAAGATCGCTGACGATACTTCGCTGCCCGGCTACAAGGCGGCTGCAAAATGCAGCGATAAAGGCGGCAAGTGGCCTTTGAAAGTGGTTTTGAAAGGTGGTGGGCTGATTTGCTATAACGGTTATCCCAGCATGAATAAAACCCCCGAATTGGTTCGTAACCAAGTAATGGCTGTAACGTTGTCCTACGCCATTTCCGGCGAAGTAAACCGTTATTGATTTTATCGGCATATCAAGGTTGTCCGAGTTGCTCGGGCAACCTTATTTATTTGGAGTATTGAAATGGCAAAACTCACTTTGAAGCCTGATGCAACTTTCCGACATACCGTGAAAATCCCTGTTCCCGGTGCAGAACCTGCGGACGTCGAATTTGAATTTAAGGCGCGCGGCCGCAAGGCGATGAAAGAATTTACCGAAAAGCATAAAGGCGGCTGGACGGCAGATACCGTCTTGGATTGTGTTCAAGGCTGGGATTTGGAAGAAGCATTCGACCGGCAGAATGTCGAAATCCTGCTGGATAGCTATCCGATGGCGGTGTTTGCCGTCGTCAACGGCTATGTTGAGGAAGTCTTCAATGCCCGCGAGGGAAACTGA